AGCATTTGTTCCGCAAATACGAGTTTAACTCACAAGAACAGGCAGAACAAAAGATTGCCGATTTACCACATATCGAAGATGATGTAACAGGAGAAAGCCATTTAGAGGGTAACCACACTATCGTAAAGTTAGGTTATCTATGGATTGAAGAACCTACATACAATGAGGATTTAGAAATAGAAACAGAGGGTGTACAGTCTGATAAGTATTCTTTAGACGTGCTTTGGGATGGTTTAAGTGAAAGTCCATACGGTTGGAAGTCTTATGAAGTAGAACCAAAAGGCAACGGTGTACACACTTTTGCGGGTAGAAGTTTTAATCCATAATAAAATGAACTTAAACGATTTGAAATTATACGGTCTTAATATAAGTGCTTTTGCTATTTCAATGACACAAGTTGAACTATTTTTAAAGATTACCGTGTTACTTATTTCAATCGGTTATACAGCGCAGAAGTGGTATTTGATGAATAAAGAAAAATAGCTTATATTTGAGTATGAAGTACTTTAATTATAGCGAGTTTGATAGTCCTGACGTACAGGGTAGCGGACAAATGATGGATAACAAAATCCTTATGATGTTAGACCAAGTACGTGATAAGTTTGACAAGCCTATACGTATAAATTCAGGTTTTAGAACACCACAACACAATGACGAAGTAGGTGGTAAAGAGAATAGCAGCCACTTAAAAGGTTTAGCAGTAGACATAGCCTGTACGAATAGCAAAGATAGATTTGATTTAATTAACTGCCTTTTAGATGTAGGGTTTAGCAGGATAGGAGTAGCAAGTACTTTTATACACGCTGATATAGACCCTGACAAAGCACAAGGCGTAATATGGACTTATTAAACTTACGTAATAATGAGTATAGCAATAATTTCTTTATTCCCGACATCTTTTATAGCAGGAGCATCTTACTATCCAAGAAATGAAGATTACCCATTTGATGAGTTTAATCTTTATCTTTTTATAGTACAGTTTCAAATTAGAATATATGAAAAAGCTATTTAAGCTATTTACAGGCTCTCTAATCAACGATATTGGAAAAGTGGTAGACAACCTTACCACGACCGAAGAAGAGCGTTTAGAAGCCAAGCAAAGGCTTCAGGAGCTATTAGAACAGGCTGATAAAGATGCACAAGACCAAATAACGGAGCGTTGGAAGTATGATATGCAGTCTGATAGTTATCTTTCTAAAAATATAAGACCTTTAGTGTTAGTGTTTCTTACCGCTGTATTTACTTTGTTGGCGTTTACTGATGGCAACATAGGTCAGTTTCAAATACAAAAAGACTACATTCCTATCTTTCAATCTCTACTTATTACCGTCTATGGTGCATATTTTGTTGGTAGAAGTTGGGAAAAATCAAAAAAACTTTAGTATTTTATATATAGCTATATATATATATATATTATATTATATATCAAGTATATATTAATAACAAGTATATAGCATATAACTATATATAGTAATAACTAATATATAGCATTAACTATAAATAACATATAACAAATAAATAAAAACAAGTATATAGTTATTATATATATGTTCAAAAATATATTTTTAGATGTTTAGTTATAGGCTTATATTTGTTCTATGATAGAGAACATAACAAACCAAGATATAACTGATAAAGAAAAAATAGATAAGTTACTTGAATTAGATTGTGATATGTATACTAATTTAGGCACAGACAGCACCAAGAGTGAGAAGCAAGAAGTAAAGCGTATGTCTAAAAAAATATACAGAGCAATACAAGATATAAACGAAGCTATTGGAAAGTCTTTGTTACAAGCTATGGATAAATGACACGCAAGGGAATAGTTAAAAAATTAGATACTTTATTCAGTTTGTATATACGCAAAAGATATGCAGATGAAAATGGTATAGCTGAATGTTTTACTTGTGGTAAAATAGACCACGTTAGTAAACTACACGCAGGACACTTTCAAAGTCGTAAGCACTATGCAACACGGTGGGATGAAGTAAACGTACAAGTACAATGCCCTAAATGCAATTTATTCGGTCAGGGCGAACAATATAAATTTGGTTTAAGATTAGACCAAGAGTATGGCGATGGCACAGCAGAAGCTTTAGAACAAAAAGCACGTAATACTGTAAAATTGTCTAATGATGACTTAAACGAGTTAATCGAAAAGTACTCTAAAGTATAACCTGCGCTTGTAGGTTAGTTTCTCTATGTTTGTTATGAATGGGTTGGTTATTTTAGCTGACCCATTTTTTATTTAAAAATAATTTATATATTTGCCCTATGACATATAGAGAAGATTTATTACGGTTTAAGACTTTACAGACCGAAGCACTTCAAAAAAGAGTAGAAGAGCTTGAAGCAAAAATAGAGATACTAACACAGAAATTACACGATTATGAATTATACAAGTAAGATAGTAAGCATCAATAAGATTGATAGCTTTCAGACCAATGATGGTAAAACAATGGTAAAGTATGTAATTACATTTGCCAACGGACATAACCCACATATTTATGCCATTGGGGAATTTAAAAACCAAGTAGGCGATGAAGTAACATACGATTTAGACCAAGCTAAAAACAAGGCGAAGATTGCTAAACAGGCATACACACCTAAATCAAATAATACAAGTAGCAATACAGCAAATTACGACAAAGTAAATAACTACACTAATAAAGACCAGTTAATTTGTAGACAAACCGTGATTAAGGCAGCAGCCGAATTTCACGCAGGTAGCAACTCCACAGCTAATGACGTAGTACAAACAGCACAAATATTTTTAAATTTTATCAATAATGACTAATACAAAAACTTGGGTAGACGGAATAAGAGTATTCGAAAATAAACAAGATTGGATTGTTTGCGACATAAAGATTAACGCAGACGAGATGATTAAGTGGATTAACGACAATAGGGCTAATGTAAACAGTAGGGGGTCTATTCCTATTACTATTGCTAAAAGCGAAAAAGGATTGTATTCAATGCTTAACAGCTACGAAATACAGCAAACAAAAGAGGTAACAACAGCACAACATTCTCCTGACAGAGAAGAAGATTTGCCTTTCTGATGTTAATAGAGATTAACCAACATATAAAGAAGTTAGACGAATACCGAGCAGGAACTCTTAAAACAGGGTTAAGGCTTGGTATTCCAAGACTTGATGAACACTTTAGGTTCAAGTATGGGGATTTTAATATTATATTGGGACACGCTAACGTAGGTAAGACTTCGTTGGTATTGTACCTAATGACCTTATACGCACTAAAACATAAAATTAGATGGCTTGTTTTCAGTAGCGAAAATGAACCATATTCTATTATACGAAAAATAGTAGAATTTTTAGAGGGACAGCCAATTAACAAAATAGAGGAAACACACTACAAGGAGAGGGTCAAATGGATTGATGAGCATTTTAAGTTTGTAGACAGTCAAAAGCTATATACTTATAAGTCATTATTAGATTTAGCACAACACGTTAAAAAGGCTTGGGATTATCAGGGGTTTTTGTTAGACCCTTACAACTCACTAAACAAAGATAAAGAAGTATTAAAAGGTATATCAGGACACGAGTACGACTATCAAGCGACAAGCGAAATAAGAATATTCTGCAAAGAGAATAACATAAGTACTTGGGTATGTACACACGCTGCAACAGAAGCGTTAAGAATGAAGCATCCTAAAGGACACTATTACGATGGTCATCCTATGCCGCCAAGTGCCGCGTCAGTTGAGGGTGGTGGTAAGTTTGTAAATAGGTGTGATAACTTTTTAGTGATACACAGATATATTTACTCTCCAAGCGATTGGATGTACTCACACTTACACGTTAAGAAGATTAAAGATGTAGACACAGGTGGTAGACCAACACCTTTAGAAGACCCTATAAGACTTGAAAGTATCAGGAATAACGTAGGTTTTAGTATAGAGGGTAAGAACCCGATTGAATATCCAAAACGTGAGCAAACAGAATTATTATGATAACCGATATACTTGCAAGTAAACACAACAAATGGGTAAGCTATTGCCGTAGTTGGGGATGCAATCCTGACACTTCAGAAGACTTGGTACAGGAGATGTATCTTAAACTATTAGTGCTTATACAAAACGGTATTGATATCTCGTATAAAGACGATATAAACGACTTTTATATTTATAAGGTACTCCGTACTATGTTTTTAGATTTATGTCGCAAGGAGCAGCGTACACAAGTTGTAGACCTAACAGACGACTACATTAAACACATAATAGAGGACAAGGGTAAGACTGAAATAGATGACCATAAAATCTTTGAAGAAGCCTTTGACAAAGTAAACAAAGCGCTAAACGAAATGCACTGGTACGATAAAAAAGTATTTGAACTTGTACAGGACACAGGCAATATA